TCGATATTGGTTCCACCCTTCGGAGTAAATCCACCAACAGCACTACCAACCGCTGCACCAGCTCCGGGCTGGTACGTCAAAAGCGGATTAATAATAATCCGAAATCGCCCAAGAGCGCCAATTTCAAACTCCGGGTCCAGCAGCGCATTACTACCATAATCCTGCACCTTGGTAAACCCGCTAATGTTCTCAAAGGTCTTTTCCATGTCCGTATGGCAGTAAACCGGCCACGAGGCATTAACAGATTGCATACCGTACATCGGGCCAGACTTCAGCATTTGGTTTACGGTAGTAGCATGTTTTCCCAATAGCGCACGGGAAATATTCTGAAACATTACCTTGGTCGGCGGGCCGTTTACCGTACCAACAGAAGTACCAGTTCCACCATAAAACAGGTTAGTGCAGGATTTCAATTCACCATAGACCATCATCTCACGGCACAACGCCAACCTGGCCGCAGCTTGGTCTTCCATCTCCCGAGGAATTTCCACACCCTCTTCGTGCAAGTACCGCAGCCGGTTGCTGTACGAATACAAGCAACCAATCTCTTGCAGCGTAGTTGAAAACGTCGTCCACGAAATCGAGTCCGGCGAAGGAGTAACACCCTCTTGGATCAGGTGCTTGTTAATAAACGCAGTATCTCCGCCCGCCGCCATCCACTCATTATCGACGCCGCCATAAGGCAAAAACCGCATCCACTCGATAGTCTGCGAAACATTCTGCGGAAACGGCTCCATCGAACCCAATTTGGTAAGCATTTCCTTTTTCTGGGCTTTCGCCAGGATTCGTCCCTTGTACTTCTCAGTACGCCCAGCTTGCGTTGCGTATAATTGACCGGCCATGTTTATTTACTCTCTGAGGCAATTTCTTCAAACGCAGCCAGAAACGCATCTTGTGGCGTTGCCGCTGCTCCAGTACGTCGAGTCTGGCTTGTCGGGATTTGCCCCTGAGCCAAGCGATTAGTCTTATTACCAGCACTTCTCGCCTTGTCCTGTTTTTTGCTCTGCTCCCACGCCTCGAACTTGCGAAGTGCGTTGACGTAAGGAGCGCCAAAAGTCAATAAAGACTGTTGGGTTTGGTAGCCCTGTTGGGAATACCATTCGATAAAATTCTTGTGCCGCTCTCCCTCTGGCACAAACTTTCCGCCTTTAATCGGTGGGATTATTTCTTCCAGTACCTCAGGAGGATATTGTGACAGCACCAATTGCTGCCCAAACGCCTCCGTTAGCTTAGCTGAAATTGGATCAAGGTGCGGGCGGAGAGTGTTTTCATCAAGCGGAGAGACATTAATTGCCTCAGCAAGCGCTGGAATTAAAACCTCCGCCAGCTTTGGGTCGTAATCCTGCAAAACCTTTTGCAGCTTACTACTATCAAAGGCAGTCCTTGACCCAAGGGATTTTTCTAATCCCGTTAACCTCTCCTGCATCTGTGCAAAATTTCCATTAAACCTCGACTCCAGTCCGTTAATGTGGTCAGGAAATTCCTGCACTCGCTGTAGTCGGGAATAAACGTCGTCTTCCGTCAAATCTCGCAGGTAAGCAGCCGTTTCCTCTGGAGTAACCTCACCAGAGACGCTACCGCCATCAGGGTTTTCAAGTCCTTCAATGTTTTTGTCAGTGTTCATTTATAGTTTCCGTTAGTTGCTGAATCAGGGTTGTTAGTTCACCACGCCGGCCCCGCAGACCCTCAGTGGTAGGTAAATCAACACCTGGAACAGCAATGCGCTCTGTGACAAGCCTAGCACGTTCATTTAAAACATGCAAAAATTGCACAGCATCAATATACCAGGTGTTATTGATTTTTAGTAATGCTTCTTTCATTGCAAGCCCAAAGTGGCAAGAGCTGCATCTACGTCAATAGGCTCTGGCTCTTTCGGCGCCGGGGCAGGTTTTGCAGTCCCTTCCGCCGGCTTTTGCTGGTTGGCCATTTCCTTTTCAACAATCTTCGTTCCGGCTTGCAGCTGCGCTTCGGCCTGTGCTTGTTCCAACGACAACCGCTTAAACTGCGCTTCCAACGCCAGCTTTAGAGTATCAACCTCCTTTCGCAAATCAGCCTTATACACTTCGGCTTGGGCTTCAATCTGCGCTGCCAACACTTTGGGATCGGGTTGCGCAGCCGCTGCCTCTAATTGCTGCCGTTCTTCCTCAGTCATCGCCAGTGTTTCGGCGTCAATTTGGAACCCTTCCAAATAAATACTCATCCACTTCTTCGGCGAAATGCCGTAAACAGGCTGCAACACCTGTTGCGAAATTTGCAACAACGCCTGCTGCTGCAACTCCTTAACAATTAGGCTAGTGGATCCTAATGCCTCTACAACAGCGTCTCCCTGCGCGTCATCGGGGCCGTAGAGTTGTACCCACTCGTAAAAGTCTTCCATTAAGGGCTTGCAAACCTTATCGTCCCATTCTTTTACAATAAGCCGGAGGTTGGTGGTGGAATTATTCATTAATTGCTGCGAAACGCCTACCGCGTCTGTAACAGCTTGCCCCTGCAACAGCAGGCTTAGCCCGGTGGTGTTTTCAGCCATCTCTAGCCACCACCGAATAACCGGCATAATCGCATCAAGGTAGTTGGGAAACTCCAAGAACGCCATTGCACTTTTGGCTTCCTGCATCGCATCTACGCCGGGCAGGGCGCTACGGACTTTCCACCTCTTATATGGCCGGAGCTTGGTATCCTCGCCGTCGATGGGTTCGATAATACCATCCAGTTCCAGCACTTGCGGTCCAACACTATACCCCATGTTATCCATCAGTGCGCGGGTTGTAGCGGTAAGGCCACGTTGAGCAGTTTCCATTTGCTCCGGGATTCCAATTCCCGTCCAAGAGTTATCTCTTGGCTCCCAACAAAGCATCCTATACGGAAAGCGTTTTTGTTCCAACGGGTAAGGCGCAATCTTAATAATCCTATCGTTAACCATCGTTATAACGCAAAAGTCTAACGATTTATCTTCCCCGTTTGCTTTCCAGTCAACCGCCCCCGTTCGTATCCACAGGGTATAGGGCTTTTTTGAATCCTTATGTGCGTTAGAGGATTCATCCATCGGCCCCTCGTCCAATGCCATTTTGATGGCGTCGGCGTTATAATTGGGGTCTTTCGCCATCTCTTGCAAAGCCCGGCGGTTTACCTCAGGAATCTTCTCGAAGAAGAACTTGCCGTTTTGAATATCTGTTCCACAGTCCGGATCGGGATAGCAGTTTTCCACCTTAATACACTCAATACGTGGGGTGTAAAACAGCATTGATTCCAGTTCCTTTACCAGCATTTCCGCCGTTAATTCGTCGGCGACGAGTGGAAGAAGGGCAAGAATCTTATTAGTATCATCGCTTATACTACGCTCTTTCGGAAACGGGCCTTTAATAACGCCAGTCCCAACAACTCCTGATTCTACCAACTGCCGCCGGGTAACACCCGCCCAGTCGGATTCTTTGAGCCAGTCCGTGATAATTTGCTCTGCCTTTGCAATCGCATTCTTTGCAGCTTCAGAGTCTTGTATTTTGTTAGCAACCTCTGGTAGCAAGTTTAATACATTCTGCATAATAGCAGGATATTTGCCGACCACGCCTAACACCGTTTGCAAATCGCTTACAGGAGTTGCTTTAAGAGCAAACGGCATCTTTCCCGTAGGCAACAAAATATCCGCCACCCTCGCCGTGCCTGCGTTTGTATACGGACGGGTGATATTTGGCAACACGGTAGAGCGGTCGGCGCTGGTGTCGCCTTTGTGGCGTTGTAACGATGAATCCAGCAATTCTCCTTTTTCGTACTCACTTACCTTTGTGGCAGCATCTCGCCCCTTGTATTGATCTCTGGCAGCTTTCCAGATAAAATCGTACTCTTTACGAGACGTAATTGCTCGTTTTCTCTCATCGCAAAGCGTTGTAACGAGGGCGGTAAGGTTTTCGTTGTCAGGTAATTCCACGGGTATCCCCTATTTTGCGGTTAAAACAGCTCGTACTAAACAGTCCTTTGCCTCTAACAATTTGCGTAAGCCTGCCGACTTCTCTGCACAATCCGGTAAAGTGTCATCCATAGCTTTTGCAAGTTCGCCAATTGGTCGCGAAACCTCTTGCAAATACGGCGGAAGGTGATGATATTCAAAGTACTGCATAATTTGGGATGCCATTACAACTCTCCAATTAGCCACACTTACTCGCACCACACGAGGTGCAGGTAAGACAGTTATCCATCAGAACCAGCGAGTAATCGCCGCATTTATCACACAATTGTCCCGTTTTAGGGGATTTTTCTTTAATCATCTCTTGGGCTGCAACTGCCAACGAGTTATCCCTTTCATACAGCCCTAGGTTGGTTAGGTGCTGTTCAATCACCTCGCCAATTTCCGCGACCAGCGAGGGCATGTATTTACCACCTTTTTTAAAATACCCACCTTTGGGATCGAATACAGAGTGCAATTCTTCAATTAAAAACGCAACATCACCACCCTTACGAAAAACCGCCGAGATAACACGGGTTAAGGCGACGATCCATTGAAAATGCTCCATTGCTTTTGAGTTGATAAATATCTCAAAGGGCTGCTTCGTTCCACCATCCAGTATCACGTTATTAATTGTTACGTATAGGGCGTGTTCGGAAAGAGGGGTTTTTATTTTGTACGTTTCGCCGCTTAACTTTTCAGGACGAATAAGATTCTCGTGTACGCGGGGCGTGGTTGCAACTTTTACGCTGCAATCTGTAATCTTTTTATCTACCTTAATACTCATTCGCTTATTACCGGAGTTATGGTTTCGCCAAACGGGCCTTCACCAAAGTCACGAAATACAACCTCACCCGTAGCTAAATCGCCTTTTGGATTATTCGCGTCTATTAGGCAAATTCGCAAGT